CCTTCGACTGATGATTCACCTGTTAACCATGCAATCATTGATTTAATATCAGTTGTTCCTTTACCTTCTTTAAATGCTAGAGTCAATGCTGTATCTACAGGCATCGCACCAATTTCAACCATTCGAGCTAGGTTTGGTTTGCCCATTTTCCGTAATTCAACTACAGTTGCACTTGTATTTATTTTATTTTGAGCATTCGTTATGGTTTCTTGAAAGGAATCGTGCATCCCCTGATCAGGTCTTAATCGCATAGAGTTAAAGCCTTGACCGAGTCTAGCAACCTGTTCTTGACTCATACCCTTGAACAAAGAGTTGCTGAAACCACTTATAATATTTCCAAAGCCTCCTTGACCTTGTTGTGTAGTGTTACTTGCTACTTGTGTTGGTTGTTGTTGATTCGGAGGTGACCATCCACCCTTCATTTGAGGTTGTTGCTCTTTCTCTTTACCACCAAACATCTGTGATCCTATTAGACCACCTATGAGCAAATTAGCTAAACCTGCCATTATGTTCCTCCAGTATAACCACTAGCACCAAGAGTCAGATAATCAAATAGTCCGGGTTGCTTAGATAACACTTGTGTACTTTCGCCTTGAGGTGTAACTCCAAGAGCGGCATTTAAGTAAGATAATCCTTGTGCAGGATGTCCTGTGTACTGTGAGTATTTCTGTGCGGCCGCATCCATGACTGCTTGTTGCAGAGCTTGTTGCATTGCACCCTGTGACTGTAGGTTCTGATTAACTGTCTGCCCCATATTGAATCCAAGATTGGAGACATTACCTAATTGACCTGCGGCTCCTAACCTTTGTTGATTGCCTTGCAGTCCTGCTGATTGATTAGCAAGAGATGCCTGTAATTGGTTCTGTATGTCTTGCATACCTGCTTGTTGGTTTGCTAATGATCCTTGCATACCTGCACCCTGATTAGCCAGTTGTCTTTGCATTTCTGTTCTTATATCAAATTGACCACCTGCTTGATTAGCCATTTGCTGTTGCATGTTAGCCTGTATATCTTGTTGAGCCGCTCGTTGAGCTTGTTCATAATTCGCTTGTCTTAGACCTGTAGATTGTTGCCCCATCAATTCTGCAACACCTCTTCCTAATTCTGCTCCTTGAATACCATGTCTTGATCCACCAAATGAACCTGCCGCTTGAGCTTGTGCACCTAACTGGTCTAATCCAATATTTGCACCTCTCAATAAATCTGCTTGTTGAGCATCAATAACAGAAGTCGTGTATGGATTCATGTAAGGTGTCAATGATGTATTACTTAATTGTCTTGCTGTTACTGTAGGACTTAATCCCATTGCAGTTACATTGGTTGGAGTAACTGAAGCACTTGTACCTGCTACACCAACCTGACTTGGAGTATATCCCATCCCTGCCACAGTACCCATCCCTGCACCCTGTATACCTTGAGCGGCTAGGCTGTTAATGTTAGGTGGAGTTGTCTGACCTCCGGGTGCTTGTGCTTGTCCTGCCATTTCTTATCTCCTGTTAAATTTTTCCATAAGTGTAGTAATCTCTTGAGTGTGGATTAGCTTTTTTTCTAATATCAGACATAACATTGTTACGAATTTTTGTTCCTAAAGGTGGCTCACCCCAATCTCTTACTGTAGTTGTATCCAATGTTAATGGTTGTACTTCTTTTACAGTCGATGGTTTCCATTCTACTTTTTTAGGTTGATAAGTTAACATATTTATAAACGCCGCTTTTCCTTTATTAAATTCTGCTTCTGTGAGAATATTATCATCTACTTTTTTTTTACATTATATCGATAATCCTGCTGACTTGGATGCCCCGGACTCACTCCCCAAGGCTTACTACCAACCCCTGTTGTCGCATAAGCATTTTGAGCATTTCCACCTAAATTTTTCGATGCAGAAACTATGTTTGCCCAATTCTTTTGTGCTTCAGCTTCACCTGTACTTACTGGAGCAAGGAACTTACCACTAGCATCTTTCTGAATAATTTTACCTCTATCATAATTCAAGTCATCCATGATCTTTGCCGCCGCACCTGCATCTTTCCATCCTGATGTTGTGTGTACTCTTGGTGTAGTTGGGTTATGAGTGACGTTTCCTCCACCACCTCGACCACCACCACCACCATAATTTCTTTGGGTAGGTACGTTAGCTCCAAACAAAGCATCATACTGAGATACTGCTCCGGGTTGATTCGCTTTTAGTTCAGCCTTGGCTGATTCATACATTGGTTGTGAGCTGTAGCCTGTGAAACCATCCCAATCTGTTGGAGTTGGCATACCACTCGTAGCTGTTAATCCATGTCCGGGAGCTAGTAATCCAAATGCTTCACCTGCACCTATATTTGCATTAAAAGCCGCATTCTGAGTGGGAGTAAACGCCGCAACATCCGGCCCGTAATAGGGCATGTATTCAATTCGTTGTACATCTTCAGCTCGTTGTAAGTTCCTGATCGCAGGTTGCTTTATCCAATCAGGAATCTTTGTTTCTGTTGTCTCGCTTCCACCTTTTCCACCACCACCACTCATGTCAAAACTCCTTTACTAATGTTGTAAATTGCTGTCTCCATCCTCTAGACTCTAATACCCTTTGCCATCCTTTGCGTCCTGCTATGGTCATTCCATCACATCCTTGAGCTTTTCCCCACTCAACAGCACTATCGTGCATGTCAGTAATTTGTTCAATTCCATGTCCTTGATCCCCTCCTGCAAGAAAGACATGTAGAACTTTTTTGTTAGGATACACTATAATCTCTGTGACTGCACATCCATTTGTACCAAACCATAGTTGCATGTGTCCACTTAACACCCCATCTACTATGTCTTTGAAGTCATGTGTATCACCACCTTTTTGAAGTGCTGACTCTATCCACTTCTTACATTCTAATAATTGTAATCCTATGCTCATGGATCAAGCTCTATCCTTACCCAAGCACCATTCTTTGATACTACTACTGTTCCTTGAGTTGCATCCCACATCAATATTCCATCTTCAGTTGCCTTGGAATCTGAGTCCTTATGCTGTAATGTGTTTCTAGTAGAGGTTAGAAACTTATTGATACGCTCTCCCCATATCTTCCAGTTACTGCCTAATGGTGGTGGTGGATTTGCTACACTCATCGTCTACCTCCTGCATTAGCCTCTATTCTCATTATTCCTGATCTCCAGTTAGTGTTTCCTACACCCTGAACCTTCATTCTTACTTGTCTACCACTAAATCTAACATCTGTTGGACTCGTCAGAGTGAATGCTCCATGCGATGTTTCTGTCGCATTCGGATAGAATCTTGATTTAAAGGTTACATTAACTTCTCCCTGTGTCGTTTCGTCAGGTATGAGCTGAGTAACTTTCATTATAGTATCGCCATTTCCAAGACTAATCGGGCCGCTCTCTGCATAAGGTTTAGATGATCCTGTATGTGCATATCCTGTCTCGTGGTTGTATAAGTCACCATCTGCATCACACCATATAGGATTTTTAAACACACCTACGTCAACACCTGCTGTTCTGTCTAGTACACCTACATTCCAATGACCTTCCTGATAGTCCAACGAAATATATCTGTTGTTTTCAAGATTATTAGCACTTGGATAAAACCACCATATCTCTCCATGTTGTGAATTGTGGACTGCATAAACCTTGCTCATTTGTGAAGTATTAATGTCATCGAATACATAATCGAGAGCTTCACAGGGTAATTCCTTGGCAACAGAACCATCAAATTGAAAAAATCCTTTCTTACCCATCCAAAATGCACCCTCATCTATGGCTACAGCTCCTCTTCTTGATGCTACACCACAAGCTGTACCAACTCTCTCGAATCCATATATGAATGGCGGCCCGGAGTAAGTAGCAACATGTGCATCATTATCTGTCAGTATAAGTGTCTGACCTCTCATTCTTAGTCCACACATGATCTGCCCAGTAGTCTGAAGCTCCATATCACCTGCCTCGTTTGTAGCTGAAGGTGTCCATACTGTGTTTGCTTCCTTATCACACCATGCAACCTTTCTAGGATTGCCACCTGCACCGAGGGCGAATACGAATCTCTCTTCAGTTACCACCATTGATTTATTTCCTGTTGGAGCGTTAGCAACGATCTGAGCAACTACCCCTGTATTGAGTTGCCATTCATAAATCTTGCCATCCTTAGATGAACACGCTAGAAGGTACTCACCCCATGTGTCCAATGCCCATGTTGTCGCTTCAGCGTAAATACCTGAACTTGTTGGTTCTCTACTATATTCATCATGTCCATAGAATCCACCACCATAACCTTGATTTAATACACCATTCAAATTACCTGATGTTAGACCTGAAGGTGTAATGTCATAAACTGTGTGTGAGGGATTGATGTATTTAAGTGAATTGTATGTACCACCTACTAAATAAGAGTCACTTGAATTGTCCAAGAAAGAAATCATACCTCTTGGTGCATCAGGAAATGCATTTGTTTTTCTACTTTGCCATCCACCAACTGGTCTTAATGATCCATCATGCCATCTGACAAGACTTGCATCTCGCCATCTATTGGAAGACTCGAAGTCTGTTCCGTTTCTATGTATTCCCGGTGGTAATTGTAGTGGTATTAATGCCATAATATTATGCCGCTATTTGTGTCCATGTTACTGAATCGTTAGTAATAATTTCCCATTTCTCTCTACCTATTGTAGCAGTTCCTGATGTTACACTTATCGCCGCACCACTCCTTTGTATCCTCTCACAAGATGCTGTAACTGTAGCTTCAGGTTGGGTAACTGTACTTCCTTGCCAAATTTTCTCTGAGTCTGCAACTAATGATGCAGACGGAGTACACGATGCAATTCCACCTCGTGTAGCAAATCCTAATACAGTTATACTCGCAACTGCTGTTGGCACACCTGATCCGAACCTTACTCTATTACATATAGCCGCACTTGTTACTGTAGCAGTTAGTGTAGCATCTCCTACCACAACTGTCACAGCACTAGATGTGATTGAAGCGACTGCTGATGCAGTAGCACTTCTCTCTCCTACTACCTGACCTGCTGATGCAATCGTTGCTTCAGGAGTAGCTATTGCACCACTCGTTCTTACCCTAGCACCATTTCCTGTAGTGGTTACTACAGTAGTCGAAGTTCCATCAATTAAAGCAGAACCTTCAGGTACTCTCCTAGCAACACATGTTACATTTGCAACAACAGATACTGTCGATTGCAGAATGTTCTGTACTCTATTACAAGTAGCTGTGGCACTCGATGTAGCTGTTACAACTGTCTGTAGGTCTGATTGATCATAAACCTGTTCACCATAAATACCATGTCCATAAACCATCTTGTCAGATGCTTCAAGGAAGAACTCCTCTGCGACACACGTTGTAGTCGAAACGACTGCAATCGGTATCGTAAAGTTGAACGTACACGTTGAATTAGCTGTGATTGATGAAGCACTTGTAACAGTTGCACTTCTCTCACCAACCACCTGACCATCTGCCGTTGTACCACTAGTAGCTGTTACAGTTGCCTCTGCATTACCTAAGAATCCACCTATAGCGGCGAATCCTGATGCACCTGCTGATAAAGCACCTGAAAGTAGTATCCTTTCACCTGATGCTGTTACAGAAGATACAGCAGTTACTACTGTCTGTAAATCGCCTTGAGTATATTCGTTCTGTCCATACAAGCCTGAACCATAGGAGAAAACATCTGTTTCTTCTAGGATTACAACTTCACCACTACAAGTAGCAGATGAAGCTACAGTTCCTGTTATTTGACCTGAACCACGAGCTACTTGCCAATTTACATTGGCAATAGTACAGGTGGCTGTGACTGTAGCTGAAGCATTTTGTACTTCACCCACACTCGAACCATAGGTTCTTACACCATAGACCGATTCGCTATATTCAAAAGCCATTTACAGGCTCGTTTTAGTTAAGCGTTATATCTAGATCACCCGATGGAACACGAAATACGTCACCAGTAGCAATAGCTTTACTTGACGATAAAGTCGCATAAGCCATTAAGTTGCCTGATGAAGATGCATCATATACACCAACATGAGTAACTGTACCCCACGATCCTGTAGCTGTAGGAAATTCTACTGCCGCATTGTTTGAAGTTGTGTTACCTGAAGTTGTAAATGCAACTGATTGTCTAGCATATGCAGAACCTGATAACTCAGTTACTGAACCTGCTTCACCATCAGCGATTGCTGTAAACAACGCTAAGTATTTAGTACTGGGAGCTGTGTAAGCCGCACCTGCAAATACATGGTCTAATATTTCTGTTTCTAAAAAGTTTGTAAAACTCATACTAATCCTCTCACTTTAAGTTTCAACCCTGAACCACTATACTGAGCTAGTTCAGAGGCTTCATTTAATCTAGCTACTGCCGCACTATACATCTGTGCCCAAATAGCTACCCTCTGATCTTCTGCTAGATAAGGTGCTGAATGTAATAACGATCCATAAAGATATACATCAGGCGAATCTAAAAGAAGCCAGTTATCTGAGTTGCTACTTAAAGATGGAATCTTCTGATAGTAAAGCAACTCAAAATCTGTGTCGTTACTCGGAGTTGGGTACAATTGGAATTGTCCATCTGCGTGTGTGTAATAAATTGGTGTACCACTTACATCCTCAGCACTAGCTCGTTTGTCTGCCATTGCATCTCTTGATATAAGATTAACTACTGTTGTTCCT